ATAACACTTTGAGCCTGATGCTGAGAGGAAGTGAAGCGAATGAATAACAAACCTACACCAGACATAACGCCAAACCTTGCTATATCAGCATACCACGTACTACAGCAATATTGTACTGGACAGCCAGCGGATTGCAGAGGCTGCGGATTCTACGAACACTGCCCAGAATGTTTTCAAGGCATACCGTGTGACTGGAACTTAAATGAAGAGGGTGAAATAAATGAAGCTGAGAAAGGCGACACTGATTGATTACGGAGTGCCGCCGGATGATATACCGACATTACAAAGCCACTTGCGGAATCTTAACGAGAGCGACAAATACAATCTGTTACAGGTATCTATTAAATATGCACCCGGAATTGAATCACAAATCTATGACAGTATTGTGAACGGTATTGGCTATCGAACGATGGAAAAGATTAGAACGGTTCCTGCAACAGAGAATGACTTCTATGGCTACAAACGCAAGGTCATGGCGGAATATTATCATCTGGCAAAATTGATTGGCAGACTTTAAAAAAAAATTAAAAATTTATAAAAGTGGTAGAGAGCTACATACGCCCTAGTATGGTATTATAGTATATATAACTATAACTATGCTAGGGCGTTTCTATGTCTGGAGGTGAGAAGGTTAATATGGCGGGAAAGTATGAATATTGGCTTTCTCAAGAAGGTCAAGTACTTTTACAAGGTTGGGCTAGAGATGGTTTAACTGACGAGCAGATTGCAAAAAATATGTGCATTTCCCCATCGACATTATATGAATGGAAAAAGAAATATTCGGAGATTTCGGAGTCCCTAAAAGAAGGGAAAGAAATAGCTGATTACTTAGTAGAAAATGCACTTTTCAAAAATGCTCTTGAGGGGAATACCACGGCTCAAATATTCTGGTTAAAAAACAGAAAACGTGATAAATGGAGAGATAACCCAGAACCGGAAATGAAAGAAGAAAAAGAGGAGGGCATAGTAATTGAACTTACCAGAAACGGAGAGAAGATATAAAGTATATAAACATACTGTGCCTGATGGCAGAGTATATATAGGAATGACTTGCAAAACAGTAAAAGCAAGGTGGGACAGCGGATATTACGGAAACGATGATTTCTTCAAAATTATAAAAAAATATGGTTGGGAAGGGATTAAGCATGAAATTATATCCGATAATCTCACCAAAGAAGAAGCCGAATTAATTGAACGAAAAAGCATTGCAGAACATCGAAGCAATGAAGAAAAGTACGGATTTAATTTTGACAGTGGTGGAAATTTCGGAAAGAAGCGTTGCGCTCGTACAAAGAAGAAAATGAGTAAGACAGCAACGCAGCTTCATTTCGGCGATAGGCTGCACACAAAAGAAGTTGTAGCTAAAAGAGCAATAACTCAAACAGGAAGAAAGCTTTCAGACGAAACCAAAAGAAGAATTGGCGATTCCCATAGAGGTAGTAAAAGCGTTTCAGCCAAAAGGGTTAATCAGATAGACAGATACAATGGTAAAATAATAAAAACATGGGACTGCACTATGGACGTGGAGCGAGCGTTAGGCTATAAGAATAGTGCCATTTCTCGATGCTGTTCGGGTGGACGTCCCACAGCCTATGGATATGTTTGGAGATATGAAGCAGTATGAAAATATCCGCAGATGATTTATTTCCGTATAATTTCGATAATGTGCTAAGAGATATTTTAGAACACAAACATACTTATTATATATTCAAAGGTGGACGTGGAAGCTGCAAGTCTTCTTTCGTGAGCATTGTCATTATATTGCTAATGACAAGAAAAGAGAATAGAGATAAGCATTGTATCATATTCAGAAAAACAGCGAACACATTAAGAGATAGCGTTTTTTCACAGATGCAATTTGCTATATCAGCATTGCATCTTGATGGTGATTTTAAATGTACTGTCAGCCCAATGAAAATAACATATATGCCGACTGGACAGACTATAATGTTTCGTGGCGTTGATGACAGAATGAAATTAAAGTCGTTAAAAGCTCCATTCGGATACTTTGCTTTTGCATGGCTGGAAGAATGTGATACTTTTACCGGAATGGAAGAAGTACGAAGCATCTTGCAGTCATCGATGCGAGGTGGAAAAGACTACTGGACTTTTATGTCATTCAACCCACCAAAAACAAGACATAACTTCATGAATGAGGAAGTATTAATCCAGAGAGACGACAGATATGTTCATTCTTCTGATTACAGAACGGTTCCAAAGGAATGGCTTGGACAACAGTTTTTTGACGATGCCGAACATCTCAAACAGATTCGCCCAGAAGCCTATGAGCATGAATACCTGGGCGTCCCGAATGGTGACGGTGGAAACGTATTTGAGTATCTGGAAATCAGAGATATTACAGACGAAGAGATCAGCCACATGGATCGCATTTTCGCTGGTGTAGATTATGGATGGTACCCGGATGCCTTCTGCTATCTCCGAACTTATTATGATTCTGCCAGAGAGAAGATATATCTGATTGACGAGCTGTATGTAAATAAATGGAGCAACTCTAAGACTGTTGATTGGATTAAGAAAAAAGGCTATGACGATTACACGATGATATGTGATTCTGCGGAACCTAAGTCCGTGAATGACTTCCGGGATGCCGGACTTCCTGCCAGAGGAGCAATCAAAGGACCAGGAAGTATCGAGTATGGTTTTAAATTCTTGCAAACAAAGACTATAGTCATTGACCCGAAGCGGACACCGAATGCATACAAAGAAATCACAGAGTACGAGTATGACAGGGACAAAGAGGGAAATGTAATAAGTGGTTATCCTGATGGAAACGACCACGCAATCTCGGCGCTTAGGTATGCTTATGAGCCGTTGTTTAACAGGAGAGGTTACAGTGCATAATGAATAGTAAAGAAAACATATTCAAATGTTTGGAAATTCTGGACAAATTCCAGTTCTTCCAAGGGCAAAGAGCCGGAAGAGAATTGTGGAATGATAAACCAGTAGAGATACAGAACGAAGATATAAAGAATTTCAATAAAGACATAGAGTTTATCAGAAATGTGCTGAAATCAGCTAATTCAGGTGATTAAATGGGACTTATAACAACACTAAAAAGGTGGTTTAACATGATATTCAAAAAACAAGCCGAAGAGGACTTTAATATCCAGGCGGCAGAATTTCCAGAGATGGAAGCACTGATTAACCGATGTGCGAACATCTACAGAGGTGCACCAGACTGGTTAGATGATAAGGATAATATCAAGACGATTAATTTTGCTAAATCTGTCTGCTCAGAGACAGCTCGGCTCGCAACATTGGCGATCGGCATTCAGGTAGACGGTTCTGCAAGAGCTACGTGGTTACAGGAACAGATTGACAAGGTATACTTCCAGATTCGGCACTGGGTGGAATATGGCTGTGCTTATGGAACGGTGTTTATTAAGCCAAACGGTGAGAGCCTTGACGTATTCACTCCGGCAGATGTGATGATTGTGGATTATGATAATCAGGAAATTAAAGGGATTATATTCAAGGATTCTTATACTGTTGGGCGGAAATATTATACACGGCTTGAATATCATAGATTTATTGAGACTACCGTGAATGGCGTGACAACCTATCCGTATTATGTTTCAAACAGGGCTTATGTGTCGAAATCTCCTCAGTCAATCGGAGACAAGATTGACCTTAAGCAGACCAAATGGGCTGACCTAATGGCAGATACGCCGCCGATACTCAAGGCAAACGGTGAGAAGCTGGACGGACCTCTATACGGAGTGTTGCGGACACCGCAGGCTAACAATGTGGATATTAGTACGCCACTGGGACTTCCAATATTTGCAGAAGCAATTGAAGAATTAAAAGACCTCGATATTGCATACAGCAGAAATGCCGGAGAGATATTTGATTCTCAGAAGATAGTTCTGGCAGATGATAGGCTACTTATGCCAAGCGGTACGCCTGTAGCAGCCATGTCACCACAGGGTATGGAGAATAGACGCAATGAGATGAACTTACCGCACTTTGTCAAGAATGTATTCGGACAGGACGAGAAAGAGTTCTATCAGGAAATCAACCCAATTCTCAACACAGATACCCGTATAGCCGGCATAAATGCCCTTTTAAGCCAGTTAGGGTACAAGATTGGATTTTCCAACGGGTACTTTGTTTTTAACGAAGCTAGCGGCATTCAGACAGCTACAGGAGTGGAAGCGGAACAGCAGAGAACAGTGCAGTTTATCAAAGACGTTCGAGATAAACTGGAATCCTGTCTGAATGAAGTCATTTACGCATTGAATGTTTACGCTGACCTGTACGGGCTTGCGCCAGTCGGAGCTTATGAAGTCAATTATGACTTCGGAGATATTCTGTATGTACGTGAAAACGACCGTGCAAGATGGTGGCAGTATGTGACCACTGGCAAGGTTCCGGCATGGTTGTATTTCGTAAAGTTTGAGGGAATGACCGAAAAAGAAGCAAGGGCAATGGTTAAAGAAGCTCAGCCAGACGAACCAACATTATTCGGAGAGGAGTAAAAAGAGATGGCAGATAAACCAGTAACAAGGGAAGAAAAATATCTTGCGTACTTGACAGGTGATTACAAGGGCGAACTCCCGAAGCCAATCACGCGAAAAGAGAAGTATTTATACGAATTATGCTTAAAAGGAATAGGCGGTGAGATTTCGCCGGAAGAAATCAAAGCCGCAGTAAATGAGTACCTTGAAAAGAATCCGGTCAAGCCCGGAGCCACCACAGAACAGGCGCAGCAGATTGAGCAGAACAAGACGGACGTTGCTTCGCTAAGGGAAGATATATCCAACAAAATTACAAAGTTCTATGCATCGAATCAAGGCGAAACTCATCTTACCGATTCTGACAATGGCAAGATTCAAGATATGATGATATATGGCAAATCATCACAGGATGGAACGCCAACGCCAGAGAATCCAGTTGAGATTAAGAGCGTGGTGAATCCTACAGTTAAAGTAACAAATGAAGATGGATTAAAGGTTCAATCCGTTACGCTTAACAATATCACCCTCAATGCTATTCCAGTAAAATCAGGCGGCAACGTCACAATTGACGGACAGCAGTATATTGCTGATTATGTGGATGTTGAACATGGGAAAGTAATACGAAATATATTGAAGTGGCGTTTAGGTGATTTGAAATACGGTTTTAATAATGTGGTATGGCATATAAACATTTCTGAACTCGGTATTGATGGTTCAAAAATTGGTTTGTCAAATATGTTCAAAATTCAAAATGGTCGCTACAATCAGGTAACAACTTCAGAAGTGTATATTGCCGCTGACGGAAAAACAGCAGCATTAAATATGCGAGGTATGGCAGATGAAGAATTTAAGAAATGGCTTCGTGAGAAAAATCCAGAAGTATATAATGTGCTGACTGTCGCAGAAGAAATTCCTATCACTCCGGAAGAAGCCTTAGCATTCAAGCAGTTAATGACTTATTACCCAGTAACCAATATAAGTGTCAACAGTGAACAGCTTGATGGATATACAGTATTCAACTACCCAATAAGCATGGCAAATGGTTGGAACTATGTGAAACAGCAGTTAAATGACAACCGAGATTACATCTACGATATGGATTTACAATCCGCAGAAGCCTATGTCAACAGTGAATACGCAGTAGCACTTACAGAATTGGAGGTATGATTATGTTATATAGAACATTATTAAAACTTAAAAAAAGAAACGGACTGACAGATGATTTGAAAAATAAGATTGATATTTTCTTTGCGACTGGCAGGATTACTGAGGAACAGTATAATGAGTTGATGGATGTTAATAAGGAAGAAGAACCGAAAGCGGAAAACTAATTAACTAAAGAGGGCTTTAGTTAACCATCAAAAAAACAAAACATGTACCACAACATTTATCGAAAGAGGTGATATACTATGCTTAGTCCAGAATATTTACGCCGGATAACAGAGGGCAGTGAACAGATTGCAGAAGAACTGCATCAGTATATCATCTCTGAGATCGTGTCGAGAATGATGGGAAGAATCGGCAGAGGTGAGGACTATATCCTGACCAATGCTGATGCGTGGAGAATCAGAACACTACAGGAATCCGGCGAACTGCTAGAGGACATTCTAGCAGAATTATCCAAATACACCAAGCGTGAACGACAGGAACTTCTTGAAGCGTTTGAAGATGCCGGTATCACTGCTCTCGATTATGATGACAAGATATACAAGGCGGCAGGATTAAGCCCTGTACCGCTCGAACAGTCGCCAGCTATGATAAGGCTCATGGAGCGAAATATGCTTGCGACTATGGGCGAGTGGAAGAACTTCACAAGAACGACTGCAAGTGCCGCTCAAAGGCTCTATATCGAGCAATGTGACCTTGCATATAACCATGTGATGACTGGGGCAGTTGGATATACGCAAGCCATTAAAGAGGCGGTTAATAACGTTGCGTCAGATGGTGTTACCGTTACATATCCATCTGGCAGAAAAGATACAATTGAAACAGCAGTAGCACGTTCTGTCAGAACTGGTGTGGCACAGGCTACCGGAGATATATCCCTAAAACGCATGGAAGAAATGGACTGGGATTTAGTTCTGGTCAGTGCACACATAGGAGCCAGAACGGGTGACGGCGGTCAGAATCCGGGAAACCACTCATGGTGGCAAGGTAAGATATACTCTCGTTCTGGCAAGAACAAGAAATCTCCACCTTTCTCACTGACTGGATATGGAACAGCAAGCGGACTGTCAGGGGTCAACTGTCGGCATAGCTTTGGGGCAAGTGACGGAGAATTTAATCCTTATGCAGAACTATCAGCACAGGATAAAGCCGACAAAGGGAAGCAGTACGAAAAGGAACAGCGACAACGTACTTATGAGCGGAGAATCCGCAAGACGAAGAGAGAAGTCCTTGGACTGCAAACGGCGGTTGATAACTGCAAGGATGAACAGGCAAGATTTGCACTCCAGCAAGACCTTGATCGGAAGTCTTATCTTCTCCAAAAGCAAAATGCTGCATACAAAGATTACTGTAAGCAGAACGACCTGAGGGAACTGCAAGACCGGCTTATGATAGCGAAGTGGAACCGTCAGAACGCCGCCAAAGCCAGAGGAGCGGCAAAACGATATAAGACAGCAAAGGGGGATTGACTGATGGATAGATGGGAATATTTTAATCCTAATCCCGTTAAGGATAAGAGAACAGGAGATTGCGTTGTTCGGGCAATATGTAAAGCAACTGGCTTCGACTGGGAAACGGTATTCGCCGGATTAATGATACAGGCA